CTATCATAAGCAAGATCAATCTGACCAACAGAAGTTGGGAAGCAGTGCCATAATTTATAAGTTCTTAGAATCTCACCATTAACTTCGCCACTCTTTTCTAGTTGTCTGACAAATAAATCTGCCATGTATCCACCAGAGCTACTCTGTGGTCTGAATAGTGGAGCGGTGTTTGCTTCGTGACTGTTGATGTTGTCCATCCACTGCTCAAAGAAAGCACGGGATTTGAAATCTTTGTCGTTGAAGAATGTTACCGACCAAGTATCGAAGGTGCGATCACCAGCGATCTTAACGGTTCTTCCACGGAAAGGAACTTCAATTACACCGACATTTGATCCAGGAAGAGCAGCAGATTTGCAAAGAATGTTGATTAACTTTGCATCTTCGTTGCCGAGCTTAAGATCATCGGGAAAGACAATATCAACTAGGAACATATTGGGCTTTACACCTTGCCCAATAGTTTGTAAGAAGTTGCTTACATTTGATGGTTGCATTTTTAATTACCTCGTAATTTTTGTTCTAGTAATAATTATCTACCGATGACTTCAGCGAATGATACGCCTGTCTTGGTAGCTGTAACAGTAACGGTTACATAGTTAATCGAACGGGTTGGCTTGAGGTATAGTTCCGCAACGAACTCGTTTCTGTCAATCACTTCGGGAGTATTATTTGTCTCGTCACATACAACTAAGTAATCAGTTAGACCTCTTCTTGCCTGAATTTCAGACAAGTAAGAATTGATCGAAGCAGAGAATCCACTTCTAGTTGTAAAGTCATTTTGCTCAAATAGAACAGTCTTAGCAAGTTGCTCTGCTCTCTTCTCTACGTTGAGGAATAGACGACGAACGTTAATTCTGTCAAACGCTGAAGGTGAAGCAAGGGCAGTCTTGTCACCGAAGAGAACGGTTCCTTGACCAGGGAAAGAAACAACTGGGTTGATTCTATTTTGGTAAAGTTCGTCTCTATCTGCCTTGTTTGGATTGTATGCTAGTTTTACAACACCTCTGATTGCTCCTCTGTTTAAACCAGCTGGTGAGAACCAGTCATCTAGCGAAGCAGATGTTCTTACACATAGACCAGCGATGTCACCGTTGCATCCGATGTAACGGTACTTATCTGCAAATCTATCGTAGGTGTACTTGATTCCACTATCTAGAACTGCATATGAAGTTGAAGGTAGAGCACCAAGGAAAGCAATTGTGTTATCTCTTTGTGCTGTTGAAGTTAGAGCAACTCCACCAGATGTTGAGATTTGATTTCCTTTGTGTGGAGAAACAAATGCAACACAATCTTTACGGAGAGTAGCAACACCAATTACTGCTTCTGCTTTTGACTTAGTATCTGCTTCTGCTGCCATCGATCCGCCCATAAGGACAAAATCAACAGTGCTTTGCTCTGTGTCTGCGAATAGATTATATGCTGCTTGGATTTCTCCAGTTGTGTATGCATAGTCATCAACACCACCAGCAAGATCAAATGTTCTTGTCTTACCGATCTTGAGTTTTACAGGGGATGCTTGAGTAGCACCATACGATGCAGCAGTATTTCCCCATGCCGATCCACTTGTTTGAAGATCACCAGATGCTAGTTCGGCACCACTGTAGATGTATGAAGAAGATAGATTGATTGCATCTCTCCAGTATGATGAAGCACCCTGGGCGCTTTGACCATCAGATAGTTTCGAGAGATATGTGAACTTCTCGATGATTGTGTTTGTTGACTCATCAATTACAGCAACGTGTACTTCGTCATATGAGATGTAACGCTCTGCTGCAAAAGCAGAAGTTCCTGGGCGAGGACCAATTGCTGAAAGCTTGAGACCAGTTGATCCAATATCGGTATTTGTATACCAGGGAACAGCTGTTACTCCAGCAACCGCAAATCCACCAGTATTGATGATTGCAATTGTGTTGGCATCAATAACTTCGTAAACTGTATGAGTTTTACTTGCGCTATCGGTATAGGTTGCACCAACTGCTAAACCGTGACCATTAACTGTAGCAATTTGATCTGCACCACGATCAACAACAACTACCTTGTAATTGTTGCCAGATGTTCCAGCATATCTTGCTAGTAGTTTTTCTGATGATACGCCAGCATCAAATGCATCTTTGCTTGCAACTAGAACTCCAGTTCCAGAAGCAGTAGCATTCTTAACACCAGTTGTAGCACGAACCACAGCAAGGGTTCCGCCGTACTTTAAGTACTCTGCTGCTACTAACCAGTCTTCAGCATTTGCTTCGTCTGGTGTTCCAAAAGTATCGATTAGTTCCCTTTCAGAACCGATGGTTGTAATTTTGCCTACTGGTCCAGTGCGAAAGCTTGAAGCAAACGCTGCAGTAATTTGCGACGCTCCTACAACTACGGCATTGGATAAATCACGCTCCTTAATAACAACACCAGGCGAGACTTGACTTGCCATGTTTTTACCTCTTAGATATCAAATTTATCTAAATCTATTTAGAAATTACTAATGTTCAAAGGGGGAAACAATGCATGAACACTCTACCAGTCAGGATATGACCATGCAGTATTATCAGTCTTCCTTTTTTCTAAAATTCTTTTGACTGTACATGCTTTACATTCATAAGAATATGCAGATGGAAATGGTCTCTTATTTTTTCGTATCAAATAAAAATCAGTCAATAAATCCTTTTCTTTGTTGCAAGTTCTACAGCGTCTCTCTTTGAAGATGAGATGCTCTAAAGAAAACTGATCTTCTAAGTTCATCAGTAGTTCCACATATAAGATACTTCTTCCTGGGTCTGTCCGTATTCCCAGAGTGATCCATCACCATCGATGAAACTATTATCTCCAAGTCCATCATCAACAAAACCAAACGGCGCCATATCCTGCTCGATTTGATTTCGTTGTTCTTCGTAGATGCGACGGCGAACATCTTGATCTGTCATCTCTTTGAAATACTCTTGCATGACTAACCACGCAAAGAGTACCAGACACATTACTAAGTCATCATGGTAACCTTCATCAGCTTCCCATGCCATCTTTTTCTGAATGAAGGTTGTGAGTTCTTGGAGAATTTCAAAATCTCCAAACATCAACTTATCTTCTTCGATAATTGCTTTTAGATTAGCGCAACCAAGCTTCTTCACAGTCACGCTCATTTTGACACCGAGCTGCGTTTTCATTCCAGAGAAACCTGTGCCTACAATCTGACCTGCTCTGCCACGCATCGCACACATCAATACGTTAGGATACTCAAGATCGTAGTTCAACGTAGCAGCAATACTGTCACCAATATCATTGACTTCTACTAAAATATATGGTAAGTTATATTCCTTTGCTACTTGGAGGATGACCGAGGGAAACAGTACAGGTTTAATTTCATTATTTCTGTACTTTGCCACGACCTTATACGGCAGTGTGGTGATATCAAACACGACGAAAGCACTATAGTCGCCGCCAATTCCTCTGGCAACATCAACAGTAATAATGTATTCGTGATCTTTTTGTACTCTTTCGTGAATATCAAGTCCTGCATTGGATGTAATTGGGTCACTAAATGGGATGTTCTGTAACTTAGCTGGACTGATAAGTGTATCAGCAGATCCAAGGAAGTCACATTCAAATTCTTGTGCGAACTGTCTGGGAGAAGTATTCTTGAGTGTCTCTTCTTTCCACTTGGCATCTCTACCAGGAACTTGAGACCAATGAACTTCGTTCATTACATAACCATTCTTGCCATTCTTAGCATCAATCCACATCTTGTAAAAGTGGTTCATGCCATTCGGCGTTGAGATGATTATGACTTTCGTGCTCTTGCCTGAAGTAATAGTAGGATAAACAGAGGCAAAGAATTGCTCCGCAACATGGTTTGGAACGAAAGCGAATTCGTCGAGGAAGAGGATATTAAACGACATGCCTCGGACAGCAGACGCAGATGTAGAAGATGCCAGAATTTTTGATCCGTTTTCAAGTTCGACATTACCTTTGTTCCAAACAACGACACCATGCTGCATCCACTTGGGTAAGTTCTCATAAGCAAGTTGAAGTCTGCTTAGGAGTTCCCTAGATGTGGAAGCTTTGTTAGCCAGAATGCCAATATTAACGCTATCAAAGAATATTGCGTAATAAAGCAGATAAGCAACAACCGTAGTGGATTTGCCTGTTTGTCTTGGGAGCTTTGCGATGTTGAATCGGTTTTCATGGAAGTCTCGTAAAATATCCTTCTGGAAATCATACATCTCAAAAGGCACCAAGCCTTCGTCTAGTGAGATAATCTTAATATAGTTCTCAGCAAAATAAACAGGATCATTCTTACACTTGATCCATTCGTTGATTTGCTTTTTTGTAAAAGAGATTTGGGTTCCCGCCTTCTTCAGGTTAGGGTTACCCAAATACACATCATTACCAGCTGCCACAATAAAACCTAGTCACTATCTAGTATTTATGCTGGGTGGTCTTCTTCCAACTCCTTCAGTCTCTTCTCCCAGGTGACGCCGCCTTCTTTGCCACGACAGGGATTGATACAGGTGTCATCACCCAACTTATTACAAACTAACCCAGCAAGGTCTAGTTCGTTGCCAGGTTTATTGGTGCCAGTCCAGTAGTGCTGATCGTTGATCCAATTAGCACCACACTTAGGACATGTCTTTGTCTTCATTATTGTACTCCTTGAGGAACTTTTGGAAGTCGGTTGTGTCTCTCACTAGTTGCCTCTTGAGTTTCCAACCCATCCATTTCATCTGAACTCTGACAAATGCGTAACGCACTTGGAGATCAGCATACGCAAAGAGTTTCATAGTCTCTTCAACCCCAGCGTATGCCACCAGGATTGCGAAGAACACGATAATGAAATAAGAACCGTACATATTGTAACTCTCTGCTACAAATATTATAAGCTATGTAGCAAAAAAATGTGTTACAATATGTTACGATTTAATAAGTATTTCTTTACACAGATATAAATTATGCTTCCGTCCAGGTTCCTAGGCGTGTTCGGATTTCCTTTAGAATGTTAAAATCTTTAGCTTTCGTTCCGCCATCGTAGTCCCAGGCATGACCTTCAGCGATCATTTGATTGTTGAGTGAGACTTCTTCGCCGTTGATATACAAGTGTCCGATGATACGACCATACTTCTCTGTGCTATCTGGAAGTTCGGTCTTGATAATAATGTCTTTAGCAAATTCTAGTCTATGCTTGAGCCAGTCTTTTGCTTGAAGTCCGAGTTTCTTTTCAAACGCATCTGCTGTCCTACTCTCAGGAGTGTCAATACCAGCCAACCTAATGCGTTTAGTGAGGCTAATGTCAAACCCCAAATCAATATCAGCGTCAATAGTATCTCCATCGACCACTTTTAAAACTGTCTTGATGCGATAAATGTAAGGATCTTTAGTGTCCGCCATCTTTCATTTCTTCATGTGCTAGCTTTAGTATGTAGTAAATGATATACGCAGTAAATGCTAGACCACAACAGAGAATGATGAAGACACCAGTTGGGAAGTTATGTATCATGATGCTTGTTATGAATGTATTGTATTCCCATGATCGGTAGAACAATCACTCCAAAACCACATGCTCCTAACCAGATCGGACTTGCTGCTAGAACTTCTACTAAGTGAAACATTAGATCATCTCCATAGCTCTTGTGAGTTCAATATAATGGTTCATTTCATCAACTGCGATCTCACCAATCTTGGTATCTTCCTGGTGGTCCCAGAAATAATTGATGTAAGTTTCAGTTGCGTGAAACTCAATACCAGCATTTAGGTGATAAGCAGACCTAGGAGCAACAGCATAATAACCCACCATAATCCAATAATAGATGAGAACCAAGTGATAACCAATAAAGCGGTCATACCACCTATCTGCCGCCCCACGATTTTCCATTTCGATGAGGTGTTCTGTTTCATTTACTGTCTGTGCGAAGTGTTCTTTCATCAGATAATAGTGTGCGTCAGTCCTGAGACCTAAACTTTCTCTGAGATGTAGCACACTTAGAAAAGCAAAATAGGGTGCCCGAGCAATCGTCTCAAGCACCCAGAATCTTTGTAATGGAAAGTCACGATACAGAAAGTCAATGATTGATATCGTGACTGTTAGTATTGTATCGTTAAACTTTTTCATTAGTATTTACCTGGAGTACAATACGCTTTCTTTTTATCTGGATAGTATGGATATAAACCATCACGGGGTTTCATAAATCCACATCCAATCAACCATTCTTTTGTCAGTGGAGTTGGTTTGACTTGTTCCCACAGTGGGCCTTTGGCACACATCTCCAACTTTTCGGCAGTCACATTTGAT